TGATAATTAAATTTGCGACCATCAGCGCCTTCTCTTGCGCCCCATGTCGTTACTCTAGCTTCAATCTTGCCTGTCGGTTCTGCCGCTTCTGCTTGGCTTTCTACCAGCAGTTTTGCCTCGCCTACCACCCGAATTGCATTTAGTCCACGGCACAAAACCAAGCCACGCAGGAACACCTTTGCCGGAAAAAGTCCGAGCAAGAGTTCCCAAGGCTGAATGGTTGGACAACCCTGACGCATGGGACAGGGACAAATTTATCCAAGAAACTTCCGACTTTCTTTGGGACACTTACGGCATTGGTAGCAATCAAGACAAACACATTTTGGCGGCACTTGCCAATCAAATGGACATATACGTTAAGTGCATGAAAGGCGTAGCCAAAGGCGGCATCATTACGCAATTCAATGCTGGTCAAACTGTCGGACCAAATCCGTTTCTGACTGCTGGCGACAAAGCCCTTTCCCGCGCTGTTGTGCTGATGAACGAATTGGGCTTAACACCCAAAGGCAGGCTTGCCACAAATAAAACTGATGGCGGCAAATACAGCAAGTTATTAAACGGACCATGACCTACGAAGATGGCATCCTGTATGCGGTGCGGGTAGCAAAAGGAGAGTTAACAGTTAGTCGTAATGTGCGGCTTGCTTGCCAACGCTTTTTGAATCAGCTTGAAGATAGGTCATGGGGTTGGGAATTTCATGTTGACTATGTGACCCACTTTATTGAGTTTGCTAAAACACTTGTCCACACAAAAGGACCGGATGCAGGCAAGCCTTTAATGCTTGAACCATTCCAAATTTTTATCATCTGCGCCATTTACGGATTCAGAAGCAAAAAAGATGTGAGCAAGCGCATGGTCACGGATGTGATTGTGTTTATTCCACGCAAGGCTGGCAAGTCAACCTTGACCGCTGTCATTGCGTTGTACGAATTAAAGTGGGGTGAAGCTGGCGCAGAGGTTTACACATTGGCAACCACACGCGAACAAGCAAGCATTGTTTTCAATGCCGCAACTGGTTTTGTGGAAAATATGCCACACGATATAGCGCAACTTTTTATTGTGCATCGCAACCAAATTACTGTGGCTGGCGATAGTCAAACAAAATTTAAAGCGTTAAGCAGAGACACCAAAAAGTCAGGCGATGGAATGAACCCATCTTGCGCCATCATTGACGAGGCGGCACAGATTGTGGACAGAAACGCCATTGAGGTGTTGCACTCAGGTATGGTGGCACGGCAGAACCCTTTGCGTATCTACATAACCACGGCATCCTTTACCAAGGAAACCAAGTTTTATGAAGATATGCAGATGCTTGAAAATATGCTTAACGGCGAAGCTGAAGATAACCCAAGATGGTTTGGCTTGCTATACAGCCTAGACCCACAAGACGATTGGCGTGACCCAAAGATATGGGCAAAGGCTAACCCTATGCACGGCATCAGCATCTACGAAGATGCCATTGCAGAACGAGCAGAACAAGCAAAGCATAAACCAGCGGCGCTAAATGAATTTCTTTGCAAGACACTTAACATCTATGTAAGTGCAAACTCCGCTTGGCTTGACCGCGCATATTGGGATGATGACAAGGCAATAATCAAAACACAACGTGAACCTGAGTCAGTATTTATCGGCTTTGACTTGGCGGCAACGCGAGATTTAAACGCCATTTGTACGCTAAAACGATTTGCGGAAAATGACTTTGAAGCAGAGTTTAAATTCTTTTTACCCGAAGAAGGCTTGGCACTTGTGCCTAAACATTACAGCGACATTTTCCGTGTAGCTGTTAACTCAGGCATCTTGCATATCACCGAAGGCAACGTGATGGATGACCGCGAGATAAGCGATTACATCATTGCACAAGCCCAAAAATACGATGTTAAGGAAATTGGCTTTGACGCATACAACGCCGCAAGTTTGGTTGCACGACTGCATGAAGCTGGCTTGCCTGTTAAGAAAGTTGGGCAAGGCATGGCGGTGTTAAGTAACCCAAGCAAGCACGTTGAAAAGTTAATTATGAATTACGGCATCAAACATGATGGCAATCCATTTGTCGGATGGCAACTTGGGAATTGCGAAGTGTATGTAGACGTTAACGGAAATGTAAAGGTGAGGAAAAATGAAAATGACAAAAGCGCAAAGGTTGATGGCATAATTGCCCTCATCATCGCAACGCATTGTTCTTTGGATAATCCGACAATGAGTGGCTTTGGTTTCCGAACTTTTTAAAGGGAAATCATGGGAATACTAGACGCTTTCAAAAGAAAAGATAAGGTTTCCAAAGAATCAAATACGCTGTTTGGACAGACTGCACTTGGCAATAATATTGTTTACCAAGGCAACAATAAGAATCAAACAGTCAACACGCAGATTTTGTATGTAACAACTGGTAGCACGACCAATGCGGGTCGACCTGTTGATACATCAATGCTTACTCGCAATAGCACAGTTATGTCGTGCGTGGGTGTTAAAGCAAGAGCCATATCCCAACTGCCAATAAAAATCATGGCATTGGCTGAAAATGGTTCTTATGTAAATGCGCTGACCGACCCAAGCGTAGGCACAAGGGACAAAGTAAAAGCCAAACAAGTTTATAGCTTGCTGACAACACCAAACAACTTCCAAAGCCAGTATGAATATTGGTATCAATGGATGATGTGGCATGAGTTACTTGGCGAGGCGTTCACCCTGTGGTGGAGAAAAGACCAAGATAACCCATCACAAACACCTTTGGAAATGTACGAACTGGACAGCACATTGATTGCTGTCACCATTACGCCTACACGCTACCCAAGCTATCGCTTGTCAACGCCTAGCTACGGCTACAACAAAGACCAACCGCTTGCATCACATCAAGTTATGCACTGCAAAGACATGGCATGGCAAGGCTCTGCTGGTTTTAACAAAGGCATATTGGCGGCTGAATTGGTGGGCTTAGACCAAGACATTGATTTGTATGCCAACTACGTCATGCTAAATGGCGCAAAGCCAAGCGGAATGTTTATTACTGACAATGTAATTCCTGATGCCAAATATAAAGAAATTGCCGCACGACTAAAAGAAGCGTGGTCATCAATGGTTGGCAGTCAGCAAACGGACAAGAGCAAGCCCGGTCAGGGGATGTTGCTTGACCAAGGCATGAAGTATGAGCCTTTGAAAATGTTAAGTTTGCAAGATACTGACTTGGCTAATTTAAAGATGCAAACCATGAAGCGCATTTGCGGTTTGTATGGTGTACCGCCTGCAATGCTACACATTGGCGACCAAAAATATAACAACACCCAAACCATGCTGGATGAGTTTTACAAATCCACCATGTACCCCATCATTGTTAACATTCAGCAAAAATTAAAAGCAAGTTTGTTCCAAGGCTATCCTAATTTGTGCGTTGAATTTGACACGCAAGATTTTCTTAAAGGCGCACCACTTGACCAAATGAACTATGTAACTGCTGGTGTTAACGCGGGAATAATGACACCCAACGAGGCGCGGGAATACTTGGGCAAAGCCAATTTGGATGGCGGCGATGAACTGCAAAGCCCCAAAAAAGCCGAACCAATAGCAGGGTCTAGTCCGCAAGATACTGGCGGCGGCGGTGGCAATCAGACCCGCAAAATGAACATTGGTAAATAAAAGTGGATGCCATTTTTAAAAAAGTGGTAGCATATTTGCAAAGTTACAAACCAAATGTCGGTGTTGCTAAACGTGGCAGACCGCCAAAAATAGTACAAGACATTGACCGAACAAAAGTCGATGAGGTAATCTATGACCAAAAACTTGATGATGGTATGCGAGGCAAAACTGCTGGTAGAAAGCCAAGCAGAAGCGGCAGAACCGACAGGCAAGATTGAAGCTAGAGTAACGACATGGGGCGCAAGAGAAGGCGCTGATGGTCGCAAATTTAATTATCAGCCCGAAGGCTTTATGGATTGGGCAAAGACATTTAGTGCAGAGGGCAAGCCCTTGCCAATGTTTTTAAACCATACGGCAGACAATATGCCTGTTGGCGAATGGCACAGTTTTGAATTTGACGATGATGGCATGACTGCCAAAGGCAAGTTATATATCAACACTACCGCTGGCTCAGATTTGCACAAAATTATGAAAGAAAGCCCAACAATGTTTGGCGGCGTTTCTGTTGGTGCATACGCAGAAGAATATCAATGGGTCAAAGAAGATGGTACGCCAATGACTGTTGGCTCTGATGACCCTTACGAAGACGGTTATTTCCAAATCACCAAAGGCGGCTTGCGTGAAGTCAGCGTGGTGATGTATCCCAACAACCCACAAGCAGAAGTGCAAACGCTGGAATATTTCCGCGAGGATGGTTCTGCTAATTTAAAGAATTTGGAAAAGGCTTTGCGCGAAGCAGGGATTTCCAAAAAGGATGCGGTCACTTCCGCATCTATCTTCAAGAAGGTTTTGGAAACGCGAGATGCTACCCAAGACCCAATTGAAAATGCGCCACAACAGAGTGAGTCCGATGTGGATGTGACCGAACTACTTCACGCATTAGAACTGCGTGAGTTAGCAAAACTCTTAGATAAACGACTGAAAGGTTAATCATGTCCCAAGCAATCCTTGAGAAGCTGGATGCTATCGAAGCTAAACAAGCCGAAGCAGTATCAGCAGTAGAAGCAAAAATCCCCGAAGCCATTGCCGCTGTGCAAGCTGAAGTAGCCGAAAAGCTGTCCGCTTTTGAAGCTAAATTGGCAACTGTGCAAGCGCCTGCAATCATTCGCGCACCCCACAAAACTGTGCGTGGTGATGTGAATCGTGCTGTGCGTGAGCAAATTGCGACTTACTACAAAGCTGGTCGCCAAGGCGAAAAAGAACTGAAGATGTTTGAAGACGCAGGACAATACGATGCGTACTTGCAAGAAGCATCTGCGCTGACCGCTGGCGGTAACAACCAAGGTGGTCGTACAGGCTATGACCCTGTGTTTGTTGCTCTGCGTTTGGCTAACCCCATGCGTGGCGTTTCTCGCACAGTTGCAACCGATGGTTCTTCTTTCCAATTCCGAGTCAAGACAGGAAACGCTGGCGCGGCTTGGGGATATACCATCCAAAACAACGGCGCGACAACAACTGAAGACACCTCAATTTGGCAATTAGTTTTGCAAGATTTGAACGTCCAGTTCCCCATCCGTACAGCCGCATTGGATGACATTGATGGTTTGGAAGGTAATGTCGTTGATGACATGCTCGCCGAATTCGCACAGAGTGAGGCACTTAGCATGGTGCAGAATAATGACCAGGCTGCACAATCAGGCACTAACCCCTACGGCGGTACAAACGGCTTGCGTGGTCTTGACCAATACGCTGGTGCAAATGCTACCTACACAGGCGGCACAGCATCCACAGCGTCATTTGGTACAAGCGGCACAGGCTCAACAACTGGCTTGCACAGCTTGGCGACCTATGACCAGTTGACTTCCAACGTCAATACTGTTGGCTTGAACAATATTGCATACAAAGATGTGATTAACTTCATGTATTCTTTGCCACAACAATATTGGACTGCTGACGCTAAGTTCATGGTCAATCCAATTTTGGCTCAAGCTATTCGTGGCTTGCAAGATACCAATGGTCGTCCAATCTTCAACTCTGTTGAATCATTGAACCCTGATGGCATCATTGGTCAAATGTTAGGCTTTGATGTGGTTATCAATAAGTATTTGGATAACCCATTCCAAGGCACAACTGGTGCGGCTGGAACTAACAGTTTGTACCCAATGTACTTCGCTGACTGGTCACGCTTCCACACAATCGTGGACCGCTTGAACATGGTTATGCGCCGCTACGACCAAACGGCTCCCGGATTTATTACATTCTATGGAGAGAAGCGTTTGGCTACATCGGTTCGTGACCCCAACGCTGGTGTCCGTTATCGGTCAACTGGCACATCAACCTAATCGTTGCCCTTGGGTGGGGGTGTAAAAGCCTCCACCCTTTTTTTAGCAACCTTTTTTGGAAAATAAAATGAGCATCACCGAACGAATCCTTACTGGTATTAAGCAAACATTAGAAACAGGCGATAGAGTCAAGATTGACTTGCGTGAAGCGTCTGCTCTTACAGGGTCAGGAAACAATATCGGTGGTCGCACATTATTTGATGATGCGTTTGCCGCTTTGCGTTTTGCTAACCCATTACGCCAAGTTGCAAGACAAGTTGTCCGTAGCGGTCAAAGCGCAGTGCAATTTGTTGCAAAAACTGGTAACGCTACTACACAAGCAAATCCTTGGGGTTACACGTTCACGCCTGACAGCGGAACACCCAACACAAGCACAAGCATTTGGCAGTTGCCTACTCGCGTGATTACAGCGCAACTACCAATCCGTTCTGCCGTTTTGTCTGATGTGAATTATTTGGATGAAACTTTGGTGCAGGACTTGTTCCAAGAATTTGGCACACAAGAAGCCAATTCAATGATTATCAATAACGACCAAGCTGGCTCTACAACCACCACAACTGGCGGTGTAGATGGCTTGCGTGGTCTGAATATGTACACCAGCGCGGCGGCTTCTGCTTTTGGCACAAGCGGCACAGCAATCACAAACGGCATCCATAGCATTGCTACTGTGAGCCAAACTGGTGCGGCTATTGCATACAGCGACATCACCGATATGGCGCGATTGTTTCCTGCTCAGTATTGGAACTTGCCCGGCACAGCATGGATGATGCACCCACAAACCATTCATGATTTGCGAAATTTGGGAAGCGGAACAACAATCAAACAATTCCCCGAAGTTGGCAGTAGTGAGGGCGGCGCGGTCACATATATCTTTGGATTCCCTGTGATTCCAAACCCATATATGCAACTGGTTGGAAATGGTAACTTCAGCGTTTACTTAGCTAACTGGACAAACTTTGTAACCATTGCTGATGTGGAAGAAATGAACGTGCAAGCGTTTGAACAGACCACACCCGGCTTTATAACTCTGTACGCAGAGAAACGATTGGCTTCTACTGTGCGTGACCCCTTTGCTGGCATCCGCTTGGTTGGTGTCTAACCATGTCCGTTGACCAACTTGGTTATCTGAACCTCGGTGCGCCTACACGCAATCCGTTCAACTATGAAAAGTTTGAGCAGATTGCGCGGGATAACACTACCGCATGGTTAACGCTTGCCGAGATTCGTCAACAACTTAACTTGTTTGATGACACAAGCCAAGATACTTATTTGAGCAGTTTGGAATTGGCAACACGCCAAGCCATTGAAGACTATTTGGGCATGAGTATTTTTGCGACAAGCTATCGTGTGTACTACAACGCTACAAGCCTGTATGGAACACCTTTGTCTTTAGACTTGCCTGAAGTCTCGCAAAACAATTCCACGCCTGCTAGTGGTGTGACAATTACCAATGTGAAGTATTGGAATGACGCTCAACCGCCTGTTTTAACGACTGTTGACCCTGCGACATACTACTATGACAACTCAGGCAATAAAGTGGTCTTACAGACGCTTCCAAGCGACTTAAATCCCAACATGACCAGTCCTGTGTCCTGTGAGTATGTAAGCCCTGCTAACCCTTTGGCGGCATACATGGTTATTAAACAAGCTGGCTTGTTGTTGTTTACGCATTTGTACAACAACCGAAGCGACACGACAGATGGCAATTCCAAGCCAATCCCTTTTGGTGTTGCAACTTTGTTGCGCCCATATAAACCGCTGGTGATGTGACATGGCAATCGCAAGGTTTGAAAACATTGCGGTTAATACATTGTCATTTGGCAAAAGTGACTTTGGCGAACAAAGCACAACTCAAACACTTTGGTTTCGCAGTAGGGCAAGAGTTCAATCGGTTGCAAACAATGTGCGAATTGCAGACAAATATCGTGTGTATAGCGACATTGTGCAAATGACGCTTAATTACACGCCCAACATGAAAACAATTATTGACAACCAAAACGCTTATTCAATTACTTGGAGAGGTTTTGATTGGCGAATTGACAATGTGCGTGAAGCGGATGACCGCATGACAGCGCATTTTCTCTGTGTACGCAATGACCCTGTAACGGCGGTTTAATGGCTACACAACAGAATCCAGTTCAATACGCCAAGGCTATTCAGTATCAACTTGCAAGCATAGTCACGCCTGTGCCTGTGTATGCAACCTTTAACCGCAACTTTGCAACAGAACCAAAGTTTATAACTTGGATGTTAAGAAATGTTCATCAAGAAGTTTTTACTGGACAAACTCAATCAAATAAAAGCATTGACCGCCCAGTTTTTCAAATCAGTATTTTTACGCAAGTCATAGAAGATGGTTTTACAATTTCCAATCAAATACTACAATCCTTGCATGGATATAGTGGTTTGTTTGGCGGTGTAACAAATGGCTTTTGGATTGCCAAAGCAGATGTGACTTGGCTTTACAACAGCTATGACAACGAAGACAAACTGGGTGAGGTTTTCCTAGACTGCACCTTGGACATTCCAACATAAGACAAGTTCAGCAATCAAACGGAAGGAAACGAAATGCCTTTACCAACGAAAGTTTTACCCGGCTTTACCGCCTCGCTGTATGTGCAACCAAGCGCAACACCCACACCATTGACCACCGCACAGCTATCGTTGATTGCAAGCGTTTCTCCGCTTACTGTCAGCGGCAACTTGTTGCAAGTGGAAGCTGTACCCGCTTTTGGGCAAGATGACGCTGTCGCCAATTTTACTGTGGCTGGTTCGCGTCAATCAGACAAACTGCCAACACAAAGCGCACCCACTTCTTTAACAATTACTGTGGCTTGGAATCCAAGCGATTCAGTATTGTTGCTTGTTCGCGCTGATGCGTACTCAGGCTTGATTGACCGCACTTACATCGTACAAGCTACCGATGGTACAGGCACAGTTAATTACGCCTTTAATGCTCGCGTAGGACAGTTCCAAATTGATGCTCAACCCGGCGCAGAAGCAAAAGCAATTTTTACTTTGCACCCTCGCGGCAATCAATATGGTTGGACAAACACAGCTTAATCAGGAGTAAATAAAAATGGCATTACCAAGTAAAGTTTTACCGGGCTTTGTAGCCTCGATGTGGATGCAAACAAGCGCATCCCCTTTTACTACTGCTAACTTGGCTGTTTGGACAGCTTCAGTTGCAACCATTGTTGGCACATCCGCTGGCGGTACAGGCGCATCAGGTACTGCGTTGGCAACGATTGAGGCAGTCCCTGCTTTCGGTCAAGACGATGCAGTTGCGAACTATATGGTTGCAGGCTCACGCCAAAGCGACAAAATACCAACTCAATCAGCACCCACATCCATGACCATTACAGCGGCATGGAATCCAAGTGATGCTGGTTTGTTGTTGATTCGCGCTGATGCGTATTCGGGTTTGGTTGACCGCACTTATGTGGTGGCGGCTTATGATGGAACGAATACTGTGGCTTATGCTTTTAATGGTCGTGTTGGTCAATTCCAAATTGACGCACAGCCCGGCGCAGAAGCCAAGTGTGTGTTTACCATCCACCCTCGCGGCAATCAATACGGCTGGAGTAATTCTTAATGAAAGTTGCTGACGCTGTTGAAGTGTTGGCGACTACTTACCAATCCTTAGATGCGGTGGCACAAGGGTTGGAAGTTAAAGCCAGCGAAGTGGCAACGGCTCTTGCTAAAGCAAAGCCCGATACAACAGAATTTGTTTGCTTAACAATTCTTGCTAAATTCAACCCTGTGGTTGAACAACAAACAGAACAACAAACGACAGAATAAAAATGACAGACACGACAATACAGAATACGCAGGACTTGTTGGGGTTTTTAGTAAGTCAAGCCGAACATCGAAAAGATTGGTTTGGCTTTACCCAACAAAAGATGACTGCTGTTAGCCTTGCCCATGAAATTGCGGCAAGACACGCTGACACCATGACACCTGAGCAAGTGGTGGAATACGCAAAAGAATTAAACGAATTATTGTTTCACCGACTTGTAAAACCCGGCGCATGGAGGCTATGAGATGGCAAAAATCAAGTTTGAAATTAAAGGCTTGGATAATGTCATGCGTAACTTGGATGATGTTGCCGAGCAAATAGGCGACAAAAAAGCCACAAGCAAAATTCTTGTTCCAGCTTTGCGTGAAGCAATGAAGCCAGCATTGCAAGCCATTAGGTTAGAAGCACCCAAAGACACAGGCGCACTAGCACGGCATTTATGGATTGAAGCACGGCGACCTAGTAAGCGTGACAAGCGTTCTCTATATGTGCGAACAGGCGACAAAGCCATAGCACTTGTCACCACAAAAGCCTTTCCAAAGAAAAAGAAAAAAGAATGGATGGCTGAAAACGCACACTTAACAGGCAAGGAAAGGGCGGCGGCTTTCAAGAAGTTTGCTTTGTCAACAGGCTTTCCTTACGATGCGCGAGCAATTGCACAAGAATTTGGCTCTGCTAGAAACCCTGCACAACCATTCATGCGAACTGGTATGTCGGCGGCAAGCCCAACTGTGTTGGCAAATCTTGGCAACATCCTGCAATACAGGATAAACAATTACAAAATGCGTTATTTAGGATATTAACAAAAGGACAAAACATGACACGATTTGCAGAAGCACTTGGCACAAAATACACAGAACACAAAGACAAAATTTTCCACCGCAAATTTGAATTGGGTGGTCATACATTCACAGTACGGATTCCTTTTGTACATGAATCCGATGCCATTTATAAGTTAATTCAAGAACCGCCAACCGAAAGCATTGATGCCACCTATGCAGAGTTGGTAGAACCATTGCTGAAATTTAAAGACGAACCCACAAACGAAGTTTTTGAATTTACTGAAGATGATGTTTTGGTAAGTGGTCGGTCAATGCGTGAAACCGCCAAAACAAAAGTACAGACAGAAACCAAGATTACCGAATACTTTAAATTGCTTGTACCCGAAAACCCTGCACATTCTTTGGCAGACTTAACATACGCAGAAATTGAAGCTGAGTTTCCTTTGCCAATCCAGTTTCAATTTTTGGAAAAGATTGCAGAAGTTATCAGCCCAACTTATAAGGAAGCAAGGGGAAACTAATTGGCTCATTGAGAAGTCAAGTTATAACGGCTTTAATTTTCAATGGGCATACACAACAGTCAATCAACGAAATGGATGAAGTAACAATGGCACAAATGCAGACCATGTACGCTGATGGATTGATTGGTAACCGCGCTGTAATTGAATTGCTTGGCGTGTTAACCAATGGGGTTTTCAACTATATGCGGTCGGCAAATGCGCCAGTTTATAAGCTATCCAACATTATCGGAAATGCGTATGATTACATCTACCCGCCTTTGACTGAAGAAGAAAAAAAGCATAAAGCCAACGAACAACTGCTGGCATTTATGAGTCAAGCGCCCGGCTTTTCCGCAGACAAATTTGGAATAAAAGATGGCAAATAATGTTGGTCGCCTTGGTGTAGTTCTTGGCATTGAAACTGCCGACTTTGTTTCGGGCATAGAAAAAGCCAAAGGCACTTTAGATAAGTTTGCCACGTTTGCCATAACCACAAGCCGTAATGTTGCATTAGCAACAGCGGCAATGAGTGTGGCATCGTTGAAATATGCAGATGATATTTACGAAGTCGCCAAAGCAAATGAAGTTGCCATAGACACTATTGTTAAGATGAAAATGGCGCTTGGGCAATCAGGCGGCGAAGCGGCAAAAGCAACCAAGGTTATGTCCTCGTTTGCTTCCTATGTGGACAAAGCGGCAGGCGGTTCATTTGAAGCACAGCAGACATTCCAAAGTTTAGGTGTTTCATTAAAAGATTTGTCCAAAATGTCTATGGATGAATTGCTTGCCAAAACTGTTGAAGGTTTAGGAAAGCAAGGCGATGCCATTACACGCAATGCAAAAGCGGTAGAAATTTTCAGCAAGGCAATGAAAGGCGTGGATGTTATAGATTTTGCAAGTGGCATGAAATCGACAGAAAATATAACAAAACAAACATCAGAAGGCATAAAAGAAGCTGGCAAATTGTTTGACTTGTTGGACAAACAAGCAAAAGATACTGCGCTAACTTTTACAAATTGGCTAGCACCATCAATGAGCAAAATTAACGAATTGCTTGATGGTTATATAAACAAAAATAGAAGCCTTAAAGACACCATACATGATGCAGTAAATCGGTTTATACCGGGCATGATTATTGAACGCTTGCCGCAATACATGAGAAAAACACCGGGCGGCGATGCCAAGCGTGGTGGTGGTTTTGATGTAACAACTGACGAACCCAAAAGAAAAGTAATAGAAGGCGATGCCTCATCTGCCAAACGTATTGCACAACTACAAGCCGAATTTGAAATGGCTAGAGTTATGCAAGGTATTGACCGAGCAAGACAAGAGATTGGCTTGCAAATGGTCTATAACAAAGAAACAGAATTGCAAGATGTTTTGCTTGCTTTGCAATACAGCGAAGAATTAGCCAAGATTGAAGAAGAAAGAAAAAAAGCACTTGCAGAAAATGCGGCTAACAAAAACAAAACTGCAAAAGCAGACATTGATGCGGCAATCAACCAAAAAGCAGAAGTTGATAAATTAACAGCGGCTGAAAAATTAAAGGCTGAGTTAGCAAAATCTGCAAGCGAAAGAGAAAAAAAATCAACCGAAGAACAAGAAAGATTAGATGAAGCAATAAGCAAATGGCAATCACAAATTGCTGGCGAAATGCGCCGACAAGTTGAAGAACAAGAATTATTGATGCAATTGGCAAATGAACGGCTTGCCTATGAAAATTCCTTGTATATGCTCAATCAAGAAGAACGCAATTTATTGATGCAACAGTTTGACTTGGAAGCAAAGATTACAGAATTTAAACGACAGCAAATGATTGCAAAAGAAGACCCGCGCGATACAGAAGAACGCGCAAAACGTATGCGCCTGCTTGGTGAAGAACAAATTAACTTAAACAAACAAACTGTTGAACAACAAAAAACATTTGCGTATGGATGGAATGATGCCTATCGTTTATACATGGATTCAGCTACCAATGCGGCAAACACAGGTCGCGATGCGTTCAATTCTGTTACACAAAATATGAATAACGCATTAGATACATTTGTGCGTACAGGAAAATTAAACTTTAAAAGTTTGGCGCAAAGCATCATTCAAGATTTAATCAGAATAAAACTACAAGCCCAAGCAACAAAATTATTTGGCGGTAATGATAGTGATAGCGGCATCATGGGCTTGATTAAAAGTTTTATGGGTGGCGGCAGTCCTTTTGTTGCAAATACAACTGCAATGGCTATACCAAGCGGATTTGCATTTGCTGATGGCGGCAGTCCTCCAGTTGGACAAGCATCACTTGTTGGCGAACGTGGACCGGAATTGTTTGTACCTCGTAGCGCGGGAACAGTTATTCCAAACAATCAATTAGCAAGCGCAATGGGCGGCGGTCAAACTGTTAATTACAACGGACCATATATTGCAAGCATGAACGCCATCGACACGCAAAGCGGAACACAGTTTTTGGCAAAGAATAAGAACACAATTTGGGCGGCTTATCAATCAGCCAACCGAGGCGTACCAGTTTCAAGATAAGGAAGAATCATGGCAGTCCCAAATACATTTGCAACTGATACAGGGTCAATACCTTTAGCTGACCTTGATGCTAATTTTTCTTATTACGATGGTGCATTTAGCATTGCATCAAACATTTTTACTTTTGCAGATACAGTTCGGTATCAAGATTTAGTTGATGCAACAAAAATTGGTGTATTTGATTTTTCAGGTATTACAACTGGTACAACTCGCACTTATACGTTTCCTAATTTAACTGGTTCGCTCGCAACAACTGGAACATTAACTCAAACATTTACAGGCACTACTACTTTCAGCGGAACATTTACTGCATCAGGAACAACGACTACATTAGGTTCGGGAACAGGCTCTATTACCGCCAACGTAGGAAGTGGTGCAACGACAAACGGCACAACAAAAGCAATTAACATTGGCACGGCTGGCGTATCAGGCTCAATCACAACCATCAACATTGGTTCTGCGGTTACTGGTGCAACAGGCATCACAAACATCAATTCGCAAGAAACAAACGTAAATGGTTTTTCTGCAACTGCGCCTGTAACTGTTAATGCGGCAACTTACCAGCATTTAATAACTGATTACAGTTTAATTGTTACGACTACTGCGCCTACAATTACTTTATTAGCGGCGGCTAGTTACACAGGCAAAGTTTTGTTCATCAAGAACATTACCGCCACCGCAGTCATCAGCGCCACCGCCAATGTTGTGCCACTTGGTTCAGCCACCGCAGGAACAGCAATTCTTGCCGCAACTGCTGGTAAGTTTGCAATGCTTCAATCAGACGGAACAAATTGGGTAACCATGATGGCTAACTAACATGAGTCTACAAACCATACTTTCTGTCGCTGAATCGGTCAGCATAAACGACCACAAGTTTGCTGGACAAATGCTGTCTCGCAATATGCGTATTAGCACATCTGAAATTCTGACTGTGCAACCATTTATGTTCACCATTAAACCGATGAACTATTTGCAGTACAGCACCAATCGGGATGTGCTTTCTGACTTGCGTGTAGCTGACCGAATCACAGAACAATATTTAAATTTTGGTTCTACTGGTTGGCTTAACTATATTAAGTACCAAGGCGATATGTCAGGCGTACAAGCGGCGGCTTGCCAAGTGCAAACATCCAGCGCCAACAAAACTATTGTGCTTGGTTCTTTGCCATCAATTACATCGACCCTATACATTGTTAGGGCTGGCGACTTTATCCAAATTGACCGCTATGCTTACATTGCCACAGCAGATGTTCAGCGAGGCGGTGGTCTTACTGTAAACATTCCAGTGCATCGTTCTTTGATGACCACAGTTAGCGTGGCTACGGCGGCTGTAATAGGGCAATTTGGCACAACAGTAGCCTTGGGTGGGTCAACATATACAGGAACAACTTTTCCCGTTGTAATGCGTGAATATCCAACCTATACGCTTGTTCCTATGACCAATGATTCTTGGATTTCATGGGATGGCGCATTTAGCGCACTTGAGGTTGTGCTGTGAACCCAATAGCACCAGTCGAAAATACCAATATCATTCGCTATGCGGATTTTGTACGCATAACAACTGGCTCTGCTGTCTATTTGTTTTCGACAGCGCCATACGACATTACTGTGCCAAGCATTGATGCCTCGCCTTTTACTGGGTTAAGTCAACTTGTTAAGGTCGGCTCTGCACAACGAGACATAAAAAGTACAGCAAACGAAACCACAGTTACATTAGTTGGCATAGATACAGCCAATCTTGCCTTGGTGCTTGGCGCAGACATTAAAGGCTCACAAGTTGAAATGTGGCACGGCTTTTTTGATGCAAACAATCAACTTATAACAACAAGTCTAGTTTCATGGGTTAACAATATTGGCTATGAATTAAATTGGACAAATACAAGTAACGATATTGTTCAATGGGAATCTAGTGTTGGCGGCACAGGGTTATATCAATTTTTTAATGGTTACATAAATTCTTTTTCCATTAGCGAACAATACATGGAAGAAGTGCGTGGCTACTTGGGAATGGTTACCATTAGCGCATCAAGCATCCAGCTTATCTTGCAGAACAGAACAGCAGGAAGATACACAAACAATCCATCATGGACATTTTGGAATGCTACTGATGACAGCATGAACAGGGTTAACTACATTCAAACAATAAACTATCAATTTGGAAAAACAAATTAGGATGGATTACATGATAAGACAGGCAAACAAATTTGACATTGAAGCTATTGTGCGGATGCTTAAAAGCTACCGCGAACAAGCCCCAACCCAATTTCTTAAAAATGCAAACAACCGAGAGCATATAGACAAATTGCTTGCCAACATCTTGGCTGGCGCTGGCTTTATCTTGCTTGCAGAAAAGGATGATGAGGCAGTAGGCATGGTCATTGCCGCACAACATCCAAACATTTGGAATCCTGACGTAAGCCAAGTTAGTGAAATTGCTTTTTGGTTAGATGAGGCGCACCGAGGTGGCAAGCTGGCGCATCGCCTTTTGCATGGCTACATCCAACAATGTGAAGAATGGAAGCAAGAAAAGCGCATCCAATTTTTTGCAATCAGTAAAATGGTAAACAGTCCCGACTTGGCGTATGACAAGTTCGGTTTTGAAAAGTTAGAAGAAACTTGGATTAAGTAACCATGCCCGGTTCAATAATTGCAGGAGCTGTCTTAGGCACAACATCAGGCGTAGCTTTTTCTATGCTGTCGTTTGCCATTAATATGGTGGTTTCGTCAATTATTGCCAAAGCTGATTCGCCTGATTCAAACCAAAACAATACGCGGCAAGACCAACAAAACCCCGGCAGTCGGGTGCAAGTCCCTCCTGCTGGCGACAACAAAATTCCTGTAATTTATGGCTCTGCCTATGTTGGCGGCATAGTAACTGACCTATCTATAACCAATGACAATCAAACGCTTTACTACTGCATGGCGTTATCTGAGGTTACAAACACCGAGGGATTAATTGCTGGTGGCGCAGATGTGATTACTTTTGGAGATGTTTATTGGAGTGGAAAAAAAGTTGTCTTTAATGCCAATGGATATGACGTAGATTCATTGCTTGACGAGTCAACTGGATTGACTGATACATCTGTGGCAGGTAAGTTAGCATTTTATTTTTATAGAAATGGTTCGGCTACGCCAACAAATTCCTCATTCTTTGCATATAGCCCACAAGTCATGGGCAACACAAATTTAACCTATCAATGGACTACTACCAAAACAATGACAAATTGTGCTTTTGTTATTGTCAAGATAACGTATAACCAAGACGCAAATTTAACAGGTTTGCAAAGCACAAAATTCCAAATAACAAATGCAAGAAAAGCACCGGGTGATTGTTTCCTAGACTACTTAACTTCGCAACGCTACGGCGCGGCAATTCAATCTACCAACATTGATATTGCAAGCCTTACTGCATTAAATACTTACTCTAATGAACCTTTTTCTTTTACACCCTATTCGGGCGGTACAAGCACACAGCCAAGATTTCAATTTAATGGGCAGTTAGATACCACGCAACCCATAATGACAAACTTGCAACTCATGGCTACTTGCTGTGATTGCTTAATGCGTTATAACGAAATTACAGGCACATGGGGCGTGATTGTCCAACAGCCAAGCTATGCCATAGCAATGCAGTTAAATGATTCAAACATCATTGGTGCAATAAGTGTTACGCCTTTAGATATTGCGTCATCATTCAATATTGCTGAAGTTAAATTTCCTGACAACTCAGCGCAAGATAGCTTTAATTCAACTATCTATGATTTGTCAATTATCAATCCAGCATTGCTTTATCCAAACGAACCAATTAACAAACAAACTATTAATCTTGCTTTAGTTAATAACAGCATGACCGCGCAGAATTTGGCAAATCGTTTGCTGAAAGCAGGGCGTGAAGACTTGCAAGTCCAATGTGTAATTGGTTATGTTGGCTTACAGCTTGAAGCTGGCGATATTGTTAGTTTGACAAACACAAATTACGGCTGGACAAACAAACTGTTTAGGGTAAACAAACTCATTGAAAACTTTACTGATGATGGGCAAATTACCACATCTTTAACGCTTGCGGAATTTAATGAAACTGTTTATTCAGATATTTTGGTTACGCAATTTACACCAGCCCCAAATACAGGATTACCACAACCCCTTAATTTTGGTTCAATACCTACGCCAAGCATTTCTACTTCATCGCCTAATGCGGCAACGCCATCGTTTATTGTTAATGTAACCACTCCTGCTGGTGGCATTACGCAATACATGGAAGTGTGGTATTCAGCTTTTGCAAGCCCCACAAGCGCACAGCGTTTGCTTGCAGGCACTACGGCAATACAAGCATCAGGCAATCCATACCCAACATCTACGCCTTTGCAAGTTAGCTTGACTAACATTGCAAGTGGTAATTGGTATTTCTTTACTCGCGCTGTCAACAGCTTGGGCGCAAGTGCGTATAGTTCTGCGTCAACAGTCTTTCAATGGCGACCAACTACCTTTAGTTATGACTTGCAATACATTGTTGTTGCTTATGCAGACAGCATTACAGGCACAGGCATTTCAGCATCGCCAACAAGCAAAAGCTACTATGGTTTGTATAACTCATCATCAACGGCATATAGCCCAGTGGCGGCAAACTACACATGGTTCTTGGCGCAACCGACATTTGGCACAACCTACAAACTTGCCTACATCACTCGCGGCAGTCGTAGGTTAAGCACCGCCACCGCGCTTGCTGGATATGCGGCTGGCACGGCGGCTTATGTGCCTACTGCTGGATTTGATTCATCGCAATGGTCTGCTTTGCCTGATGGCACGAACTATATTGATTTGGATATACGCACAGGACAATTAACAAGAACAGGCACAACAAGCGTAGGCACAGGACAGATTGCTATTTCAAACAATCCTGATGGCACTATGGTTGGCTCGCTTGCTCAGTTTCTTAACTTTGGTGGCGCACAAACTTTTACGACAACGGTTGCACAACTGACCTTTGATATTTATGGGCGTGTGGTTGGTGTTACACCGCCTGATAATTTTTATTACACATCCGACCAATTTGTTGCTACGGCAAGCCAAACAGTATTTACGCCAACCGCAAGACAGGCTGGATACATCACAGGCATGGACTTGGTCTTTAAAAATGGCGTATTGCTTGATACGACTGAGTACACAGAAAACAATACGACTGTGACGCTTGGCACGGCTTGCACAGTTGGCGACAGAATAACTATCGTATCAATGCGTTCTGTTGCATCGGGTAATTTTTATCAAGACAGCGGCATTGATTATTCAAGCGGAACAGGTACAACAACTTTAACCTATACAAACTTACCGCATTTCACGATTGAAGCTGGCGACAAATTAACATTTGGAAACACTCTAGGAACAACAACAATTACCGCTGGCGCTTTTGTTATTGGCACAACGTACCAAATCACCGCAATAGGAACAACTAATTTCACTTTGATTGGGGCGGCATCCAATACTGTTGGGTTGGTATTTAAAGCAACAGGCGTTGGCACAGGCACAGGCACAGCGGTGACAGCACCCGCAGAATTTGCAGTTAGCACAATCAATTATGTGACAAAGCAGATTGTCTTTACTGCGGCATTTACCGCATCTGCTGGCAATGCTGTGTACCGCAAGATTGCAAGCGGCGCAACTTATCGTTCATTTAGTAGATTCACTAATACGTTAACTGCGGCATCAACTTTTACGCCAACAACATTTCAATATGTATCAGGCTCTGAGTTGTTGTTTCTTAATGGGACAATAGTGAACGACCAAGATTATGATTTAGTTGCAAACACAGTCAACAATTTTCCAGCGACTGCAAGTGGAAATTTAACTACTATTCAATGGAGTCCAAATTTATCAGGTGTTCCTAATGGCTTGCCAACAGCGGTGACAAATTACACAGCAAATGGCATTGCTGTTTATAGCTATTCATACACACCCGCTTTCTTTGATTTATATGCCAATGGGTGCTTGTATGTGCAAGGCACAGACTACACCACAGCAACAGGTACATACACGCTTATTCCAACACCAAACAATAACACCACAGTTCTTGTTCAACAAACTTTTGACGCAGTAGGAGCCGCATAATGACCCAAGCCTTTAATCTTTCACAATTAGCAAACAATGTTGATACCAACGGCGACCTAAATGCGGCGGTTGGTTTGTATAACCAAGTGCCAGTAGCAAATGGCGGCACAGGTTTAGCAACCATTCCAACTGGCACAGTTCTTATTGGCGCTGGTACAAGTGCTGTGTCTACTTTGTCAGCGGCAACAGCAGGCAATGTGCTCACAGCTAACGGAACAGCTTGGGTATCACAAGCGTCATCAGGCGGCACTCCAATAGTTACAATTTACACATCACCATCGCCTTGGACAAAATCCCCCACACTTAAAGCAATTAAGGTAACAATGGTTTCAGGCGGTGGTGGTGGTGGCGCAGGGTCAGGCAATACTCTTTCTACTGGTTCGGGCGCTGGCGGCGGTGGTGGTGGCGCAGGGAACGGATATTTTCCTGCGGCTTCTATTCCCGGTCCTCTTACTATTACTGTCGGCGCTGGCGGTGCGGCAGTTAACGCACCCGGTCCGACTGCTGGTCAAGCTGGTGGAAGTGGCGGCACATCAAGTTTTGGTGCTTTATTTAGCATTACTGGCGGCGGCGGCGGCGGTGGAACTTTCCCGGGCGCAAGTGCTGGTGGCACGGCTGGCGTTTGCACTCCATCACCGACAATCATAGGAAAAGAGGGATACGCGGGTAGCCCTGCGCCAGCTGGAAGCGCAAGTGCTGGAGGTTCATCTGCTTTTTATTACGGGGATGGTGGCGCGGCTATACAAACTACAGGAGGCGGTACGGCTGGTCCGGGGTACGGCGGCGGCGGCGGCGGCGCAAGGTTTGGTTCTTCTACTGGTACACCTACTGTATCTGCAAGTGGTAAAGCGGGTGTGATTGTTGTTGAGGAGTTTTATTGATGAAAGCACTTGTTTCACCTATTGAGCCAAGATACAGCGGTTATAGAATTGCTCAAGTTCAAGATTATGAATTTGAGGTTGCATCACCTTTGTTTTGGGTCGATTGCAACAATGATGTGTTAGCAGACCAATTTTGGTACGACCCTGCTGACCAAACAATCAAGCCAAACCCACAAGACATTACAGAGGAATAGATATGTGCGACAAACTCAGCCAATTTGCCGTTGAAAAATATGTGCATTTAAAAGATTTTCTTGCCAAAGAATCATGCGCTGAGTTAACCGAAGAATTAAAGCGTCTTGTTGCCCAACAAAAGACAACGCAAGACACACAATGTCCAAAGTCGCAAGCCGTACATGGCGCAATGGTCTTTGATAAATTGCTGGTTGACCTATTGCCGCACTTTGAACAAGCATCAGGCAAGCGGCTGTATCCAACTTATTCTTATGCAAGGCTATATGCCCCGCATGAGGTTTTAGCGTGCCATACAGACCGCGAAAGCTGTGAGATAAGCGCCACTATTACCCTTGGCTTTGAGGGCGCTGTGTGGGACATTTACATGGGCGATGAGGGCAAGCAGAACGCAAGCCGCATTGACATGGCTGTGGGCGATGCTGTGCTTTATCGCGGCATAGACAAACATCATTGGCGTGAAGAATACACCGAGGGCAAATGGCAAGCCCAAGTGTTTCTGCATTACGTTGACGCTGATGGCAAATATGCTGATTGGAAGTTTGACAAACGACCCGCACTTAACTTGCCACCGCCCGAAGAATTGCGCCATTGGGTCTACACCGACATATTGACAAGCGATGCCTGCGATTCGTTAATCAGGCTTTACACCAAGGACGAAATACCCAAAGAGCCGCCTGTAATTGGAAGCGGCGAGGGTGCGATTAACTTAGAAGTGCGAAATGTTAAGCGGGTTATGTTGCCAACATACAAAGATATTGGCGGCAGACTTGCGGCGGCAGGCTTGGCGGCTAACCATCAAGCGTGGAAGTTTGACATTACCCATGCCAACCAAGCTGAGTTTTTAGCTTACCCTGCTGGCGGTCGTTACCAAGCCCATGTAGACACCTTTATCCAACACGGCGATGAGTGCCGCAAGTTGACTGTATTAGCGTTCCTCAACGATAATTTCAAGGGTGGAAAGTTCTTCTTGCAGAATGGTCAAGACAAATACTATCCACCTCAAAGCAAGGGAACTGTGCTTGTGTTTCCATCGTTCATCATGCACGGCGTTGAAGATGTGACAGAGGGCGAAAGATACAGCGTAGTTTGTTGGATGGTCGGAAAATTCTTTAGGTAACAAAATGACTTCACCCATTAAAGCTGTCCGCAATATTACAGATGAAGAATTAAAAGAGATGTTGCGCGAGGCGGCAGAGTGGGGCGCAAAGAGGGCATTGGCTGACATTGGCTTGCACGATGATGAGGCAGGCACAGATGTTAAGGAATTGCGTGGCTTGCTTGAGTCATGGCGCGATGCCAAGCAAACAGCGTTCAAGACTTTTGTTAGCTGGCTTACCAAGGGTTTTCTCATACTGATTATTGGCGGCGCTTGGTTTTACCTTAACAAAAAGGGGTAGAAAATTGACCCGTTCACCCTTGCATTAACCGCTATTGCGGCAATCAAGCAAGGCGTAGCACTTTATAAAGACATCAAACAAACTGGCGGTGAAGTCCACAAAATCACCAAAGAGATTTCGGGCTATATAGGACAATTCTTTGAGGCGCACGAGGAAGTCAAAAAGGAAGCCGAAGAACAAAAGCGCAATCCACCCAAGAACAAATCCATGCAGGCGCAGGCATTGGAAAATGTGTTCAATCAAATAGAATTAGAACGCCAAGCAGTCGAGTTGCGCGAGTTTCTTATCTATCACGTTGACCCTGCGCTTGGTGCGGTGTGGACACGATACGAGGAAGAATTTGCAAGGCTACGCGAGGAGGCAGAAAAGGAACGTCTTGAGGCTGAAGCAAAAGCGAGGCAAGCAACATGGCAACGCAAAAAAATGTTAAGCAACCTACAAGACAAGGCACTAATAATCGGCGCGGTGATGATAGTTATTACATACCTCCACCTCCTGTTCCTAGCAATCCGACAAATGAGGATAGCGAAGTGGGGTTCATAATTGCATTCATCAGCATGGTCATTGTTTTTGGTATTCTTTTGCCGATAATGGGGTCTATGTATTTGGACATACTGGAAGCCAAGCAAGAAACAAAGCGACAGCAAGAAGTAATGCAAAGAATGATTAACAAGCAGAAAGGGAATGATGGACAACCTACTCAACCTATTGAAAAGCGTAGCCCCTAGTTTGGCGACTGCCGTTGCCGGTCCACTTGGCGGTGTTGCAGTCAAAGCCATTGCCGACAAATTTGGCGTGGCTGACAGCGTGGAAAGCGTTGCTAAAGCGATTGCTGGCGACCCCGAAGCCGCAATGAAGCTGGCTGAAATTGACTTAAAACAATTTGAGTTAGAAAACGCTGACCGCGCTTCTGCAAGGCATATGCAGGAAGTTGCGTTAGTTCAAGACGATGTGTTTAGCAAGCATTTCATTTACTGGTTTGCTTGGTTTTGGGCGGTTGCATCATGCTCATACTTTGCGGCAGTTACTTTCCTGCCAATCCCTGAAGACAACACCCATTTTGCTGACATTATTTTGGGTTTCTTGTTGGGTACAGCGGTGGCAACAATAATTAGTTTCTTTTTTGGCTCAAGCAAATCAAGCAAAGACAAGACCGACACCATGAAAGGGATGATGAAATGATGACCAACTTTGATGACGCATTGAAAGCCCTGCTTAAGCATGAGGGGGGTTATGTCTTCCATAAACTCGACCCCGGCGGCATGACCAACTTGGGCGTTACAAAAAAGGTTTGGGAAGAATGGGTAGGTCACGCAGTGACTGAAGAAGATATGCGAGCCTTAACACCCGAAATGGTTGCACCGCTGTACAAGGCAAAGTATTGGGACAAGGTTTATGGCGACAAGTTACCGCATGGCGTTGACTTGTGCGTGTTTGACTGCGCTGTGAATAGCGGCGTAAGTCGTGCCGCAAAGCTACTACAACGTGCTGTGGGCGTAGATGACGATGGGGTAATAGGCAACATGACCCTGACAGCTTGCGAAGCCGTAGCGCCTGATTTAATCATTCAGAGATTCAGCGAAGAACGGCTAGCATTCTTACAAGCCCTGCCAACTTTTGCCACATTTGGCAAAGGCTGGTCAAGGCGTGTAGCCGAGGTAGAAACCCAAGCGCAAAACTTAGCTTAATTGCGGTCTGAGTCTTGCAGATGTGCAAGCAGATACGCAAGGCAAATAAAGGTTGCAATCGTGATTACTCCACCAATCACAAGAGCAAGAATTGTTGCAATCATTTTTTCTCCTTTTGGTCTCTTGCGGTGCTGTAAATCGTAATGGACTTTTTCTTGGCTAAGTTTTCAACCAATTTTTCCCTTGCGGTTTGCGTAGACTTTACACCGATAACATGATTTCGCAAGTCTTTATCTGTGCTGTAAATGCTTGGCTCACCTCGCCAATCAAAGGCTGTTTTCTGTTTCATTATTTCGCGCTTTCGCATTTTTGTCTCTGATTTTTTCTAAATCTTCTTTGACGCTTTCAGTATACATATTCAGCGCCAAACCATAAGCAGAGAAAGTACCGCCTTGGCTTCTGTCCATCATTTCGTTAAGCGCGGCTTCATAGCCAGCAACAAACATTAGGCGATTTAAACTGTTTTTTAATTCGTCTTTAAAGATTCTGTCAAAGTGTTCATTTGCTGTCATGTTTTTTTCCTTAATATATGCCACGCATTTCCCAACCCATTAAAAAATAATTCCAACGAGTTTGCATAGCTGGCACGTTGTACCTACCTTTTGTTTCGCTGAAGTCTGTATAGCCTTTGGCTCGCATCATGGCTTCAAATACTTTTTGTGCTTTGCTCATGTGTTTTTCTCCAAAACAATTGCTTCCAGTTTCTTTACCGCTACGCAAAGGTCATCATGCAAATAATCAGGAAGCATATTTTTTGTACTGAATGCCCATGACTCCAATGCTGACAATAATTTAATGATGTTGAGTGCTTCTTTTTTTGTCATGTGTTGTTTTCCTTTAATTGTCTTTCGGTAGAACCAACTGCTTCATCAACTGTTACACATGATGAATTAATTGCTATATATTGTTCCAGCGTCAGCCCTACCCATCTGCGTTGTGCTTTTGCTTGCCAGTAGTGAACGTCACACAAATCGCCTTGGTCAATGTCATCCATGTATAAGTTAAAGGCGTAGCTTCCGCAATTAAAACTATCTTGTTTAACGTGTTTGCATCTTTTATTCATTGTTATTCTGCTTGAGTTTGGCTTCAGTCATACGGATAGCACCATCGATATACACAGATTGCCTTTCAATTTCTTTGCGTTGTTGCTCCGTCAACCCTACCCATGTGCGCTGTGGTGGGGCAACAAATTTCATCGTATTGGCTGGCATGGATGGGTCAATGACCACATCAAATCCTAAGCACTGCTCTGTGCGCTGTGGTGGGGTGGTGTACTCAATCTGAATGTTCAACTTATCTGAGCAACCACAGCGATGACACCGAAGCAACATATTGCTTGTTTTCAGTTTCACCACAGGCTCTTGCGTCTGTGCCAAGGCTCGTAATGTTGCGGAAATTTCTTTTAATAATTCCAGCGGAAGGCTTTCATCATTGCTATCAAAGTGCTCAATAATCTCTGCCAGCTTCAATGCTTCTTGTGTCATGCTTGTTCTCCTACAACCCAAACAGCTTTACCACCAGTGGCTTCAAACTCATCAAACCTCAAGCGGATGTACTGCTGTCCCGACACACCAGCAGATTGCACATACCCTTGAATGCCCCAAGTTTTTACTTCTGTCACCATTACCATGCAGGCTCCAAACATTTCTTTATCGGGAGTAACTTGCACAATGTCTCCAACTTTTAAATCTTGTGTCATACATTACCTTTTAAATCATCGTATGTAATTACATAAAAAAGCCAATACCACATGGCACGTTCATTTCTTTGAATATTGTGAAAACAATCTAAAGCAGATGCCAAGCCCATTTCTTTGTTGTATTTGTCTTTCTTTTTTTGTTTTTTCTTGCTCATATCAAACCCCATCCCCACATAAAAAAGATACTGTAAATCTTTGCCACAAAGCCAAGCACGATGACCCAAAACAAAGACAGAAAAATTGTTGTTAAGTGTTTCATCGTGTTAACCCATCCTGCAATGCTCTATGCGCTGTGCGGTATTCAAACAAATCAGCGTGTCTTGGGTTAAGTATTGCAAACAGCCTTGCAAGGTAAGGGCTAATGTTGTTATTGATTTTCCAGCCATCTACGCCTTGCTCAGAAAGCGCAGAGTGATGCCGCAATACATGGATGATGGTTCGGGCTGAATAGTGCTTAAAACCCGCTTTAATGACCTTGTACGCCTCTTGTTCAAACGCCATCCAAATGTGGGCATTCTCAGGAATCCAGCGTAGGAATTCATCGCTGAATTGTTCTTTGTGTTCATGTGCAATATTTTCAATGTTCATTTTTCAATCCTTTTTAATTTGGCGACTTACTGATTGCTCATGCGCAGATTTTCAATAACAGTTTGTGGTGCAGTTGTTTCCATAACAACAAGTGGTGCACGTCACCATTCGACCATCTACATAATATGTATGAGTTGAACAGGCGGCATAAACCATTGTGGTGCTGGCGGCAAACCAAAGGGCAAGCAATACTTCTTTCATGTTATGTCCTTTCAAAATGGAATAGAAGAATCGTCATCGGGAATATCGCGGTTGCGATTGGGTCTAGGTTCAGCCTTTGGCTTATCCTTGTCGTATGGCTCATTGATATACGCATAGCCGTTCCATTCAAGCGGAATTAAATCCAGCTTCAACATCGGACCATGTTTGCTGTCAATGATTGCACCAATCTTTTGGTACTTCTTTTTTGTTTCGCCTTGTGCGTTAACGTATTCGCCAAGCACGGCGGTCACTTCTTTGAAAGCCATTATTTATTTTCCTTTGCTAATTCAGCTTGCTTCTTTATTGCACTTCTTACTTTGCTATCCAGTTTTGACCAAAGAGCAATCTTTTCATCGGCATCCTCAATGCCTGTATATTCTTCATACGCACCATGTACATCATCGGCAACAATCTTTTGCATGATTGCATCCATGACAGCTTGCACAACTGCTTGGCGGTCAGGCGTTAACCCATCCCATGCGCCTTGTGTGGGCGATATGCGAGGCGTTGACTTACTGGCGGCGTTGCCATCGTCATCTTCGGGCGCTATGCCGCACGATGCCATCAAGCTATACCGCCTTGCATACGTTAATGCGCTTGCGTATCCTTGCGGGTCTTTTTTGACCGCAGGGAAATGCACAATGCCGCACTCTAAAGTCTCGCCTGATTCATGGACAAAAACAGTTTCCACCATCACGCCATCGGCACAGTCATAATTCTTTTGCAACAAATAAATCCCATTGTTGTTAAGTGCCTCTATGACTGCTTCAATGCAAGCATCCAGCGCGGCATACTTACTGCGGAAATGCGGGTTGGTGCTGGTCTTTAATGCTGGCTGAAATTGCTTTTGCGCTTTAACCAAAGCTGTGGCTATATTTTTCATTCAATTATCCTTTTCAATTAAATGGCGGTTAAGCGCCAAGATTTCGTCTTTGTGGTTTTCAATTTCTTGGCAAAGAGTCTTGATGTAACCCTCCAACATTCCGACACGATATGCCAAGCGGTCTTCTGCTACGGCATCCCGATACGCAATGTCGCTGGTTTGCTTTGCATGGTTAATCAAATAATCAGCATTCATTTTGTTCCAATTAAAAATTTTAAAAAAGCAAAAATCCCGATGATGTAAGACACAAACAAAGCCCAGTTATGCGAGGGCTTAATACCCAACAACACAGCTTGCCAATGCTCATCTTCGGCGGTCATACGCACCCTTGCGGGTGGCGTGTAGGACGAACCAATCTTTAGACCAGTTCGCGTGGTGTAGCAAAGATTATTTGAAGTCATGGTCTGATTGCCATTGTGCGATGGCGGCATCAACTTCTGAATCTTTGCAGATTTGTCGCCAATCGTCTTTGACTTGCGTTTCGATTTGGTGCTGGTCGCTAGAACTGAGGTCATCCCAAATATCCTTTCCGTCTTTATAAGCAGATATTTCAAACTCTATATCGCCGTAATCATCGTAGTCAACTGGCTCATATTCCACAGTAATGGTTTCGCCATCTTCAAGGTCAAAATCAAATTCGTTCATGTTGATTCTCCAAGTGCTTTAGCAATAGCATTTTTTGCCAAAACAAATTCACTTGTTGCCCTATCAGCTACTCTTAACACAGCTTGTAATGCTTCTAACAAATCAGGCGCGGCGGCAATTAACTCAGCATTGGCTTCAAATTCATCATTGCGCTGTGCTGTATATGGAAGAACAACTCTCGCAATTTTTTCAGCATTAGCATAGATAAAAATATCTTTTAATTCTGTGGATTTAACTGTGCGATGCACAGTCCATTTGCCTGATGTGTATTTGCTCATTTCCACTCCTTAATGATGACAAAAATTAAGGGAGATGCAAAGATAAAACCAGCCACAAGTGCAAGCAAATATTCATATGCGGCGTTACTGCGCTTTTCCATTTTTATTCGATAGTGTTCGCGGTACATTTTCAATCCTTTTTAACTATAAATAAATTCATCAGTTGATTGTGTTTCTGCCCATTTGTTAACAGCTACTGCCAACGCTTCACCTAATGATTGGTCAAGCGCATGGCGTATGCGTGTGGAACTTAGATAGTCCAATATTTGTTGGTCTGTTAAGCCCTTGGCTTCAAGCGAATCAGCCAGCGCACGATTGACAATATAAGAAATGCTTTTAAAACTTACATTGCCCTCAACTTTTGCATAAATTTCCATTTTTAATTCCTTTTAATTTGATTGATTAGCATCGGTTGATTAAGCCGATGCGTGCATCTTAACACAAAAACTTAACACGTCAGGCAAGTAACAATTCTTCAGCTTGTGACTTCATGCGGTTGCCATTGCCAAACCAAGCATTGTTCATGCGGGTATCTACATTGTGTCCACGTTCATGGTCAACATACTGCGTTACAGCGTTCAGCAAGCCCCATTTAGTGCCGTAAACGCCGTAATTGTTAGCACCCATACCAGCACCATCAAACAGTTCTAAAACACGCTTAAAACCGCGGGATTCTTTGAACGTGTTTGTCTGTGGGTTGTACGAGGCAGGAAACAATTCATTGCTGAAAGTACGAGCATATTCGCTTGATACGCCTTGTCTTGCCAACTTTCGGTATTTGTCCATCATGCCATCAAAGCCGCCAACAATAAGACCCAATCGGTCACGCATTAACGATTGGTCAAACTCTGCGCCATGAGTTAACACAACGCGACTGGGTGCGGCTTCTTGGTCAGCCATTGACAAAGTGTTATTGCACACAACGCGAATGCTGGTGAACTGTCCAATCGTTGCCGCTGTGCCATCAAACGATGTGCTTAACAGCAAGTAGCCGCGCACGGCATCGTCTTGCAAAACGACTGATTCTTTGTTGACGTTGGCTAATGCCCAAATGCGCTTTCCGCCCTTGATAGCACCAGCAACTTCTAAAGTGAATCCTGCTGACTGAACAAGCGTATTGAAGAACTCCAACACTTCTGCTGGCTGATGCACTTTGTAGCGGTCAGTCACAACACCCAAAGGGGCAAAAGTATCATCACGATAAATTACTTTTTGATTCTCAACAGTTAACAAATCACCATCAGCACCATGAGGTTCAAAGCGAACTGGTGCAAGATGAGCAGACCAATCTAGCCCTGCTTCTTTGCGCCATACATCTATGGGTGCATTTTGCGTTAACTGCTGACCAAGACCATGCCAAGGCGTTGCGTTTGCATAGGCAATTTCTGCTTTGCCTGTGATTGCGTTGTTTTCGATTAAGTGAGCCATTTTTAATTTCCTTTGATTGTTAAGTTTACACAAGACTGCTTCACAGCAGTTTCGCCGATTAACGGCTCATCAGTTGTGTTCAGCAATTTGTTTTGTTTTGCGTAACATGGACACATCAATCCAGCCAGCACTTACAGCACCCATTTTGGTTTCATAAATCAAATGCACTTGAAAACCATCAATGCAATCAATTTCATAAATCATGGCATCAGGCACATCGTTAACGCAAACAAGCATACCAAGTTGTATTTCATCTTTTTTCATTTTCAATCCTTTTAAATTTAAATTTACACAAGACCCATTCACATGGGTTTCGGCGCATCACGCCTCATCAGTTGTGTTAAGAAACAAAGTTTTCGCCAGCATAAATGCGGTCTTCTTCTTTTACAGCTTGCGTAAACATTGCATCCAAAATTGGCAAAGTTTTTTCAAGATTGGAAATGTTTGACAACAAAACTTGTGATTCACCACGACCTTTTAATTTGTTGTATTTGTTTTCCAATTCAGCTTTGACGCAATCACGAATGTCAAGAATTTGGATGGGGTTAAGTTTTTGCATTTTCTATCCTTTTTAATTTGTTGAACAAGACCCGCTTGCGCGGGTTTCGGCTAATAAAGCCTCATCAGTTGTTCTGTGGGATTAACGCACCTGCATCGCTGTAATCACCATTGATTTTTACTGTATGGGGCTTGCCCTCAAACATAACAACATCGCCATTGGCAATTGGTGTCATTGAGTTAAGGCGGTTGCGGTTTGCAATTTGTTCTTCAGAATAAATGTTTTGCAACATTGCGCTTTTTTGCATCAAATAAATTTTGTCTGTATCTTTAAAAATGTAGCCAGTACGAGTAGATGAGCGACCCTTGTAATCTTTCAAAACAAAAGTAAATTGTGCTTCGTAGTGAAATGTGTCTTGTGATTCGATAAGTGTTTGCATTTTTGATTCCTTTTGATTGGTTAATTTGTATCAACTGTTTTTGTTGATGAACGAATCTTAACATCAAAACTTAACAAATTTTCACGCTTATAAAAAATTATTTTTATTAATACTTAACATTTAATGTGTTAACTTTTCTGCAAATGGTTGTTTTAAGAAGTTAACACTCGACAAAATGTTAACTGCTTGGTATGATGTTAACCATGAAAACACAAACCGCCATCACATTAGCTGGCAGTCGCGCAAAACTAGCACGATTGCTTGGTGTCTCTCGCCCTGCTGTTACGCAGTACAAAGAAGTGTTGCCGCCCAAGCGCATTGCGCGTTTGCGTGAACTGCATCCCGAATGGTTTACAGACGCACCGCCAACAGAAGAAATTAACTTGCAACCAGCAGAGTTGCACCCTGTTTGAAAATGTGTTTATAATTCCAGCGTCTTGAGTGGCATCAAGGCGTTGAAAGTTGTTTTATGTATAGCCCCGCAGGTTACTGTGTGGTCTTGTCGTATAGCAAGCGAGTCTTTTGACAACTTTCAATCGCCTTGCTGTTGCTCTCGCCAAGAGCCAAGACCACAGAGCATCTTGCGGGGTTTTTTCTTTTGGCAGACCGTCAGGGCGCGTAAGCAAATGGTCTGCATGGACTGAACCCGATAAACACCGCACACAGATACACCCCTGTGAAAAATGTGAACAGCGTTGGTTAAGCGACTGTTAAAGCACAAAGTAACTCAGGTGGAAAACTAGGCTTTGTGTATAAGTGAATTGACCCGTCAAGCGCACTTGGTCTTTGTGATTGAAAGAATTGAAAATGAACAATGAAGATAAATTAAACAAAGTAAACAGAGATGGAGAAGGTAGGATACTGCTGGTATCCACCCTAGCTAAACCTATGGAGATTCAATATGTTTGAAAGTGGATTTGAAAGATTTTGGAAAGCGTACCCAGCAACACCGCGCAAAGGTGCAAAGAAGCAATGCGAAGAAAAATGGGCAAAGTTTCTTTGTGAACATTCTGCCGACCAAATTATTAAGCACGTTGTTTGGATGAAGACAACAGAGCAATGGCTAAAGGGCAATGGCGCATTTATTCCAGCCCCTTTGGTCTATCTCAATCAACAGCGTTGGGATGGCGCAGAAGTACCCGATTTGCCAACAAAAACAGAAGTTGACCCCTACCTATTGCAATTGGAAAAAGACCGCCAAAGAGCCGTTCCCATGCCAGCAGAAATGCGAGCCAAGTTTGCCGCATTGAAAGGGCAACAATGACAATAGAAGAAGCCAATAAACTTTTGGATGCCGTAAAAGATGGACAAAACACAAGACCAAGCGCAATTGCCGAAGCACTTTTCACCACAGGAGATTTACAAGAAATCACTCCAACATTTGATTTGGATGGCTGGCTTGAAAGGCGCAAAACAATATGCTTGGCGCGAAGCACAACGACTTGATGCAGACCCAAGCAAATTGTGGCGAGGCATCGCTGATGACTTAACAAAGGCAATGAATGAGAACAGCGGCAAAAGTTGACCGAAACCAAAGTGAAGTTGTAGCGGCTTTACGCAAGGTGGGTGCAAGCGTTCAATCGTTGGCAAGCATAGGCAAGGGCTGTCCTGATTTGCTTGTGGGTTATCACGGCATTTTGTATTTGATGGAAGTAAAAGATGGTACAAAAATACCTAGTCAGCAATTGTTAACTGATGACCAAAAAAAATGGCATGACGCATGGAATGGTTCACCAGTTCATGTAGTACGTTCAATTGAGCAAGCATTAAAAATTTTAGGAGAACGATAAATGAATGCACCCCATCAAGCTGTTGATTTCATCATCAAGAATGCGCCAGCATTTGCAAAAGCAAAAAGCAAACGTGTATATCTTGAAGAATTTAGAAAAAGCAAAAAAGCATTGTTAATGAAAGACGCATTGCTTAAAGGCATTGAAGCGGCAAACGCACAAGAACGAGAAGCATATTCGCATCCCGAATATTTGGAACTGCTTGAAGGTTTGGCGGCGGCTATTGAAGTTGAAGAAACTTTGAAATGGCATTTGGAAGCGGCAAGAATGCGAACAGACATTTGGCGCACAGAGCAAGCCAACGCACGAATGGAAGGTAGAGCAACTGAATGAAATTAATGCGAAGCCAACAGGCTAGACACATTGATTTTGGGGAATTTTTTGGATTGATACCCGAAAGCCCTGCATCCTGTCCATCTGACATTGATATGGCATGGGAAAGAAATGGAAAATTTTTAATTGGAGAATGGAAGCGACCTAATGAAAAGTTAAGCATGGGGCAAAAAATTATGCTTAAAGCACAAGCAAGATTAAACAATCATGTTATTTTGTTAATCATTGGCGACACGGATGATGAAATGATTGTTGAGCAATTTGGGCGCATCATGCCTAATGGTGAGTACGAAAAGCGCGGCGACAGTACAAAAGAACTGAAAGAATTTATGAAAAGATGGTGGTATTGGGCGGGTAACAAATGAACTGTCCAGCTTGCGGGTGCAAAACATTGGTGCGGCAAACAATGAAAGGCGGCATTCAATACAGAGATTGTGATGGCGGTCATTCATTTAAAACGCAATCGGTTGTTGTTAAGACAATCACATTGTTAACAGAACCAAAATTAAAAAAGGCGCGAAATGGCAAGTTACCCAAAGACAAAATATTGGCGAAGCAAGAAACACCTACAAAACGTGGCATCTTTAGCTTGTCAAAATTGTGGCTTAGAGGGTCAGACACAAGCGGCGCATAGCAACCTATCAGTTCATGGTAAAGGACGCGGCATTAAGGCTTCTGATGAGTTTACGGCGGCATTGTGCTTTGCTTGTCATCACGACTTGGATGCTGGACACACGTTAACAAAAGAGCAAAAGCAAAAAATGTTTTTGGATGCACTTCACAGCACATGGTTTGAACTTATGAAACGCGACTTAGTTGTTCTTGACGCACCCATAACGCTGATGGATAATTAACAAAAGGGGATTCCAATGGTTAAATTCACCGCAAGCATTGAGGCAAAACAAGCAGACCCAGTAATGGACTTCACAATGTGTTTGCTTAACAGCGTAACTACTGGACACATTTTGCATTTGCAAAGCCGCAGTTACAGTCAGCACATGGCGCTTGGTGCGTTCTACAATGGCATTGGCGACCTTGTAGACGCATTTGTTGAAGCATTTCAAGGCAAGTATGGCTTGCTTACAAAATATCCTGCTACGGCTGTTTTAATGACTGATATTGAGCCAATTAATTACTTAACATATTTAAGAGATGAAGTTGCAACTTTACGCAGAGCAAACGGCTTTCCACAAGACAGCGAATTGCAAAACGAAGTTGACAACATAGCCAATTTAATTAATAGCACACTTTACAAGTTGAGGTTTTTAGCTTAACAAAAGGACATGACATGACAGCACAGCTAAAGATTATTTACAAGAAAACCGAAGACTTGATTCCTTATGCAAGGAACAGCCGCACACACGATGAAAGCCAAGTCGCGCAAATAGCGGCAAGCATAAAAGAATTTGGTTGGACAAATCCAATACTGCTTGATGGTGAAAACGGCATTATTGCTGGTCATGGCAGAGTTATGGCGGCTCAGAAATTAGGCGAAACCAAAGTGCCAACCATTGAATTGGCACACATGACAGACATTCAAAAACGTGCCTACATCATTGCCGACAATCAAATTGCTATAAATGCTGGTTGGAATAAAGAATTATTAGGCTTGGAAATTGAAGAATTAAAAGAAGAAGGCTTTAATATTGATTTATTAGCTTTTGATAGTAAATTTTTAATTGATGTATATGATGAAACATCATACGATGAAGACGATAAATACACTCAAAAAACAGATATACCTCTTTACGAGCCATCTGATGTTAAGCCAAGCCTTAAATTTCTTTACGACAAAACAAAGTTAACACAACTGATAGGCAGAATAAAAGACAGCAAATTACCCAAAGAAGAAAAAGATTTTTTGTTACTGGCGGCTGGTCGCCATCTTGTTCTTAACTTTGAATTCATTGCTGACTACTACGCACATTCAGATAAAGAAATGCAAGAGTTAATGGAAGAATCAGCATTGGTTATTGTTGACATTAACAAAGCAATCACAAATGGATGGGTCAATTTATCCAAAGAGTTAAGCGACATATACACAGCGGATGTTGCAGAATGACATTTGCAGTTTTCATTCTTACCAATGGCAGAGCCGATAACGTCATCACCTATAAAACATTAAGAAAACAAGGATACACAGGCAAAATTTATTTAATGGTTGATGATGAAGATAAACAACTTGACCAATACAAAAGCCTTTACCAAGACCAAGTCATAGTTTTTAGCAAGCAACAAGCTATTGAATACACAGACAGCGGAGACAATTTAAAGAAAAGAAATTCTGTTGTCTATGCAAGAAATTGGAATTTTGTCATTGCAAAAAATATGGGCATAGACTATTTTTTGCAGTTGGATGATGATTACAGTTATTTTTATAACACCATTAACAATGATGGAGACTACATAAGCGCACACATTGTTTTGCGTGATTTGGATGCAGTCTTTAGAGCCATGACAGATTTTTTGATTGCTTCTAATGCTGATGCTGTTTGTATGTCCCAAGGCGGTGACTTCATTGGTGGCGACAACGCAACAATGTCTAAGCTGGCTAAACAAGGCAAGTTTTCAAGAAAAGCCATGAATTCTTTCTTTATGAATACTGCCAAGCCTTTTAAGTTTATGGGGCGAATTAACGAAGACGTTAACGCTTATGTTACATTGGGTAATGTTGGAAAACTATTCATAACTGTTCCACGCTTACGCTTAAAGCAAATGCCCACGCAGGCAAACTCAGGAGGATTGACAGATATTTATTTAGATGTTGGTACTTATGTTAAGAGTTTTTATTCTGTAATGTATGCACCTAGTTGCATCAAGATTTCCAAGATGGGAGTTACACAACAAAGGTTGCATCACAAAGTCCAATGGAAATATGCAGTACCCAAGATAGTGGATGAATCAGTTAAGAAAGCCTAATGCCCTACGCACCATTTAATCATGTATGTAGGGAATTGGGATGTAAGAACACAAGAAGCAAACTTAACAGCTTTTGTTTAGAACATGGTGGTTTGCAACATACCAATGAAGGCAAAGACAACGCATACAGCAATCCAGCATGGCGCACTATAAGGCGCACACAGTTAAGCAAACAACCCTTATGTCAATCTTGCTTAACAAGAGGACACATAGCATCAGCATTGCACGTTGACCATGTATTCCCTTGGCGACATATAGGCGACCACGCATTCATTAACAACATCTTCCAAAGTCTGTGCCATGAATGCCATAGCCACAAGACAGCAAAAGAACGCAAGGGCATATATGAACACTACACACATGAAGGCATACAAGCCCTAACTAAAGCGGACTATGGCTACACCATGACCCAATGGAATAAAACAGACAGCTGTGTATATGTCGCTTAACTCTTTGG